TAGATTACAGGCTCGGTTCATCGTCAACAGTGTGCCAAGTTTGCCCGCTCTCATCAACAAATGAGGTTTCTTCACCACCATCATCAATAAATCCAAAGGGAATCATCTCTTCTTCCATTTTTTGAATGGTGTCTTTGTATAGTTTCTCACGGATATTTATGTCTGTCAAATCTTTAAAATATTCTTGTGTCGATGCCCACGCAAACATAACAAGAGTCATCACTAAGTCATCGTGATGTCCGACCTCTGCCTCATATGATTGCTTTTTCGCAACAAAAGATGCGAGTTCGTTGATTATTTCATAATCCTCAACAATAAATTTATCATATTCAATCAATTCTTTGAGCATGGCACAACCAACCCGTTTGACCTTTGGACTCATTCGAATACCACGTTGTGTTTCGAAATTACCGAAGCCACCGTCCATAACTTGTCCTCTCCTGCCACGCACCGAAGTGACCAAAAGATTTTCATACTCCATTTCGTTGTGTAAAATATCTGTGACTTCTTGACCAATGTCATTGATTTCCACTAAAACGTGAGCGTTATTGTATCGCTTCGCCATCGGAAACAACATATTTGGTAAAAGAAAAGGAGCCAACTCATTATTTTTGTATTGTGCAACGACCTTGTATGGTTCCTCTGTAATATCAATGATTGTCGCGGCATGGTAATCTTCGCCCTGACCCCGAGCGACATCCACACCCATAAAATAAATATGTCCCTCTTTTTGCTCTTCATAAACTTTTAGACCATCTGTTCTCTCTTGTGTGGGTTTTTTGTAAACCATATTTTTAATTTTTGATGGATTAATCAAAGTTAAAACAGAACCAAGAAACTCACATTCAAACTCTGCCCGAAATTGTGCTGGTGAGGTGTTGCGAATTGTTTCTTTTTTCCACTTTTCATCCCGACCCGGAACCTCAGACCAGTGAACTTCAATCGGAACATAAGAGTTGTTGCCCTCCTCAGCGTCTTTCCAAAGTTTGTAATACATGTTCAAACCTTTGGGCGTGCTAATAATTAAAACTTTTGTAGTTTGACCTGCCGAGATCGTAGGGTAAACAGAACTGAAGAAGTCATCAGCAACGTTTTCAGGAACGAATGCAAATTCGTCAAGAAAGATCATATTGAAGGAACCACCCCGCACCGCTGAAGAGGACGTTGAGGATGCAAGAATTTTAGATCCATTTTCTAACTCAATCGATCCTTTGTTCCATTCTACTACACCCTGCTGAAGCCACTTGGGCAAATGCTCATAGGCTAACTGAAGCCGACTCAAAAGTTCTCTGGCTGTGGCAAGTTTGTTTGCAAGAATCGCAACATTTACATCTTGATTGAATAACACATAATGCAAAAGATATGAGATAACCGTTGTAGACTTACCAGACTGCCGTGGTAGTTTGGCGATCACGAAACGATTATCGTGAATTTTTTGAATCATATTTTTTTGATATTCGTACGGATCAAACGGAACTAAACCCTCATCAAGAGAGATGATCTTCATGTAATTTAAAATAAAATACATCGGATCTGCTGCACACTTTGTATACTCTTCAATCTCTTCTTTAGTGAATTGAGTTTGTACGCCAGCGGCTTTGAGATTCTTGTTTCCTAAGTACGACTTGTCATCATGTTTCGTTGTCATCTAATTTAATCTTTTTCACATTTCTTTTTGGGAGTTGCTTTTGCACAAGATCTTGCAACTCTTTTGTGGAGCCGACAAAGAAAGCATTGTTTGTAACTCGCTTTGTTGTTTCATCTTTTTCAAGATCTTTCATCTGCTTATGAACATCAAGTAAATCTTTGTTGGCTTCTGTGGCAGTCTTGAGAAGTTGACTGACCACTTCATAAGCCCGAGGGCTATCACTCTCTGATGCAACTTTTAGAATACCATCAATTGCAAGTTTACTATTATCAATAACATCTTTTAAATTATCACGAACCTCTGTGTAATCTTTTCGTTGATCCATTTTTTGTCGATCAGGATAGTTTGACAAATCAACCTCAACTCTTTTGCGAAGTTGCTTTTCAGGTTTTTCAGGTTCGATTGGATCAATGTTTAGAGATTCTTCTAGGCTCATGCTAATGTACCTCCAGTGATACTTAAACCACCACTACCACCAAATTCAAATACATCAGTTGTCACTGTCGCATCAGGTGGGTTGGTGCTTGCACCAGATGGTCCGGTGATACTCGACACAGCCTTGAAGGCTGCACCTGTAGGTCCACTGATGCCACCAGAGGAATCGAAGTTTGAGAAGAATCCGGTGACTTGAGTTTCCCGAATGATCTTGTTTGTTTTGATGGGCGAGAAAAGATAAGTTTGTGCGGTGAATGATAAATTATAAATTACTGATCTCTGCTCTGACGTATCACCCTCAAACTCTACCTCTGGAGTCACGCCAGTTAAAATAATAGGCACATCAATTTTTGTATTCATTTCAGATGTGTAGTTAATTGTAATCGTAAACTCTGGTGTGAAGAATGGCAAAATTTGCTCAATGATTTGAAGAGCATCGTCATTTGTTCGCGTAGCAATCGCTAGATTGAATCCAATATTGTACGGAACCTCAGCAAACTGTGTTTTGTTTGTGAGTAATTTACCTGACGCAGAATCGACATCGCCATCTAAAAATCTTTGAGATAATGTATTTCTTTTTCTAGACCCATCGTAGTCGATTGTCGTGACAGAAAATCCCATGCGAGGCAAGACCTGACCAATGTGAATATCACTATCCTCACCCTTAAGGATCGGATACTCTCTGAGCATTCTAAAGAATTTTTCTTTCGCAGAGTAAGTAATTGGAACGAGTATTTTTTTCTGTAAAGTTCCAGCGGAGTTTTTTCTTTGAACAAAAATATCATCAAAAAGACTACCAAAGCCTACGACTGTTCTACGAATTGTTTCATTGTAAAATGTAGTAAACATTAGAAATCTCCCTCGGAGAATGGGTCGGTATTTGTAAAGTCAAGAAACCCTTTGGCTTCCCTGTCAAGTTCTGTATTGTCTTCAAAGGCATCTTTAACAAAATATTCTGCCGTCAATCCAATGGTGTTGATTCCGTAGGACGCACCAGACGATGCACCGACCATTGCCGTAGCACCCACTGTAGTCCCGTCTACGAGCCTCACGGTTGCGATGTCCACTGAGGTATCCCACTCGATGATGTCCACTGTAGCACTCGTCACGCTGCCTGCTCGGTTCGTATACAAGTGCGCACGCTCACCGTCAGTGAATTCTCCTGTGCCTGCACCAGCATTGCCTCCGGTAAGACTAACTGTAAATAACTTGTCAACTGCCGCTGATGTAACCCCGTCAATCTGATCAAATCCAGACTCGAAATCTCCACCAGAATACTTGAACAAACTACACTTAATTTGGTAAGCAAATGTTTTTCCAAAACTAAAGAAATTGTATTCTCTCTCAACAAAATCAATCTCAAAAAGTGAATTATTTAATGGAAAGAAAACAAGGTCACCCTCTCTCGGATATGGATAGTCCTCAGCAGCAAATGTCTCTAGGAATCTTCGTCTAGACACGGTGAGCGTCAAATTATCTTTGATCTCTAAACCAAACTGAGTCATGGTTTCGCCTTCGCCCTCGAAGCCTTCAAAGTCTTCAACATACATCTCAAGAAACTTACCCTTTTCAAACTTTGGCAATTTGTCTTCACCAAAGATCTCATCAACATTTACAAGGGTTCTGGGCAGGTACACCATATCGATGCCATGAATCTTAATAGACTCATCAACAAGATCTTGAACAAGCGTTTGCTCAGACTTCACTGTTGTTTTGTTGAAGTATGGATTAGTTGGCATAATTATCCGATCATAATATCAGGCGGAAGTTCGTACTTATCATAAAGAGTTTCTTCAATTTTATCCATCTCAGAATTTGCCTCGGACAAAAGTGAATCTGCGTTGAATTCAACACCACCCGGAAGACGAATGTTTTGATACTTTAGTAAGTTCATAGCCCACTGCTTCTTGAAGGAGGCAGTCACATATTGTTTTAGCAAAATATCATTATAGATTTCTGTATATGTGTCTGGATTGAGTGAAACATACGCTTCGATCATTAAGAAGTCGCCAGCACTTACAACTTCGCTCCAATCCATTTTTAAGTAAAGCCTATTTGTGACTCTACTAAATTCAATTTGTTTTTCGGGGTCAAGCATGTCGCTTACCATCTGAATGTAACTTTGTGTATTTGCATATTGACTCAGGGAGCCGGGAGTGCGAATACCATAAATGTCATTTAGGGCTAACTGATAATTCACACTAAACATGTTCGTGCTTGCACCACCTTCTGCAAACTGAAAAACTTTATTTACAGAAACAATCCGATCACCACCCTCGACTTGAGGAGAGTCACCCGGACCTTGCGTGCTTCCAATACTATTTGTATTTAAATAACCATTTGTGATATCGTCAGCGGTCACTTCTACTTTGAAAAGTGCTTTTTGCACACCATCAAAGTGATATTCGTTAAAAATTTGCAACGAATCATCGAGAGCATCTTCTAATTGTGCGTCATCGACATTAATCTCGATTACGGGTGCGCCCAGTTTTCTTAGAGCATACTGTTTTAGTTCTTCCCGTGATGTTGGTGTTGCCATCTATTTCGCTCCTTTGCCTTTTATATGTATTAGAGCGAGGCTTCCTACGCTTCAACTGGTCACCTTTGGGTTTTTTGTCAGAATCAGATGCCACAATTTGACCTATGCGTAAAATGACACATTGTTTGATATTTAAGACACATCAGAATGTTGTTGTAACCATCTCTTTGATCGAGCCTAAGCCCTCAAAAACCTTAAATTTTGTATCAACAGTCAATTTAATGTCATTTCTCTTCTTAAAATAGTTTCCTATTGCATTGTCAAACTCTGAGCAGTCATTGGTGGTTCCTGTGCCGCCTGTGACAGCGTTAAAGGTGACCCCAATGAAACCACTGGTGGCACTTGTTTGCCCAACTAGCGGCAGGTGATAATTCTGAATCAACTCTGTTGCAGATCCTAGAGTATTTGCCCTGAGCATTGTACTAATCGTTCCGAGTTCTTGAAGGCTGTATGCACCCTTGTAAAAAATTATACTTTTGTTGTCTGCGATACCATAAGTGACTGCTGTGTGAGTCGCACCATCTAAGGATGTTCCGATCTGATCAAACATAAAGTTTCTAAATGATCCTACATTTTTAAGTGTAGAAATGCCGTCCGCAGCCACCTGAGAGGTAGAACCCTGAGCAGAGTTGAAAATGAATGGCGCAGTAAGACCCACAAATCCAGTTTTACCAGATGCGTTTCCTGTGGAGCCAACTGCGTAAATCTCAATGGCTGCCGTAGTCCCTGTGGTGAATCCATCAAAGAATCTGCCAAAGTACGCATGAAGAGTTGTGCCAGAAGCGTCAGTAATCAAAAGTTGATCTGCATGACTGATACCAGATGAACCCGAAGCACCGATACCGTTTGTGCTTCCAAAAGTAATTCTATGTGTGATTCTTGGATCGGGAATGTTCAAGAAATCTCCAGAGCCGTTTCCTGAATTGCCACTACCCATCTGGGTGAATAGCCCCGATCCTGTTGTTTTGATTGTTGAGACTCTTTTGCCATCATTAACATAATTTAAGAATCCAGCATTAGTGATAAACTGTGATACGCCATCAGTTGATGCAAAAGTTTCACCACCAGCACTGACATAATCTCCAGTGGAAGTTCCTGTGTTTCTCACTGTAATCAAATTTCCCTTGTTGAAAACAAGTTGAACTAATTCACCCGAAAGGTCACCTGAATATGTGATTGAATCAAAAGTTGCCATATTTACTCCACGTTAAAGAATCTTGCTTTATACGAACCGGGACTCTTGTAGATAGCCCCACATCTTTGTCCTCGATGAGCATGAACGCTTGAAGCAAAAATACCTAACTTCACTCGCTCTGCACAGTTTCCAGACACAGTAAATTTGATTTGATCTGTTTTTGGCAAAACATTACCGTGCAGATCTGTAGATAGAATATCTTTTAACATAATATAGTCAACACCTTTGCTTGGATTTGCTAGGAATGCACCGCTAGAAATGTTTCCACTAATATTATTTGTTTTATTATCATCTGTAAAAGCAACGACCCCGATGATCGGCTCTGGCTCATCGAAATCTCTGGAGAGAGCAAAGTTACCCTTTTCGTAAACAAACTCATAAACAGGCATGGTAACTTCAATTTCAAAGTTGCCAACTGCGTGACGTTTGCTAGATCCAGAGTAATCAAAGAATTCAAGGAAGGTTTGCTCAACGAACGGAATGCTTGCTCCAAACTCATCCTCTGCACCTACCCCTGTTGCAGATGTTCTTCGAATATCTGAAACAATGTCATCTGTAATATTACCAGCAAACTCAATGTTCGTGACTAAAGATGTCGATGTTCCACCATCTGGTGTAGGTGCAAGAATAACTTTATATTCGTTTGAAATACCACCACCGGACATACCACTCAAGATTGTTTGAACACCACCATTCTCAGTAAGCGTAACACCATGAGTTCCACCCAGTAAGATTTCGCCACTGACAATATTCAAAGCACCGAATGTGCTGCCAGACTCGCCACCGCTAACACCACCAATGATGACTGAGCCATCTCCCTTGACTACAAGAGCAGGAGATAAAGAAGCACCAGATGACTCTTGACCGAGAACACTGAAACTAGAGGGAGTGCTTGAGTGTCTAAGTTCAACACCAACATTTGTATAGACTGCGTTTGTGATTGTTCGCAGTCTGCTTTGATTTGCAAACCCACGGAATCTAGCACCAGTTGATGTGACAATACCTTCTTTACCGTTATACTCTGTAGTTGAACCATTGATGACAGTTCTGATCGGGATTGTTTTTCCTGCACTATCTTCTAACAGGATGTCATTTCCTGCTGTGGTGCTTGTAGAGATAGTTTTAATATGAAGACCGCCTTGTGCAGAGGTGACTCCATTTAATCCAAATCTTCTATTTGTTGAATCAACAACAAGCATTGGTCCGTCAGAATCAAAGTCGCCATTTGTGCCACCACCCTTGACCACTAACCCTAAAGCATCTGTGTTGCCGTTATTGATTCTTCCGTAGTAAACTTGCATACCACGCTCTGCATTGTCCGATCCAGTGTATCCTAAGTTTAAGAACTGAAGGAAGGCAGCGGTGACACCTGCATCACCAGCACCAGAAAGTCCACCTGCGATAGCAAGGCTACCAAGTCTAAACTTGGTTCCGATGTGATTCATTCCGGTGATACCACCTGAACCACCGATTAACATGCCACCAGATCCAGAGAATCTGAAAGATCTATTTCCGTCAAGTGTGAAACCTTGGAACATGGTATACGCTGCAAGCGTTCCACCAGTTTTGATTAAAATATCACCAGTGGTGCTTGTTGAATCATTGGCTCCGGTAAGAGCAATGGTTACATCTCCGGTTGATCCATTGACAGTTCGAACAACATTTCCATAAACCGTAGATCCTGAAACATCCACAGTTTTTCCTGTAAACCGAACCTCATTGCTAAATGTAATGCTACCAGTAAATCCAGCGTTACCGGGAACCGATGCGGGTAAAGACAGACCCACTGTCGCAATGCCAGAGGCATCAATCGCAACGGTAATACCACTTCCGGGTGTAACTCCGTAAACTTCAACAGGGTTTAAAGTTTCAACAATTTCATTAGTTTTATCAAACCAACTTCTAAAGTTGTCAGATAGTGAAAGTGTGCTTAGGTTTGTAAATGCGTTTCCAGCCATTTAAGTTTCCTGTTAGATCTTAATTATGTATCGAGTTACCACATACGGAGGCATTTGTTCGAGAGTGATTGCAGTGGGTTGATTATCTACAATGTTTCCTTTTGCTCCGGTAACCAAGTCACCTTGTTCCAAGAAGGAATTTGTACCGGGGAAGTTTGTTGTTGCCCTGCCACCAGTAGCAGATGTTGGAAGCACTGTAATATCAAATGCATCGATGGTTTGTTCAAGAGAGTCCGGTCTGAATCTTGCGTCACTACCCTCAAGTCCTTGAATTTCATCTTGAATACAATTTTGCGTGTCACAAGTAACTATGAAGGGAAGTCTTCTTCCGTCAGGGTTGGGTGGGTCATTACCCGCTCCCCTACCAGCCCTTGGAGAGATAAGACCTGTGTGTTGGTGCATTGCAACCCCAGTGATACCACCAGTGTTACCCAAGACTTTATTAGCACCACCAAATCCAGCATCACCACTCGGTGTCACGGATCTATCTTCACCAACCGGCATTCTTCCTTGTAAGTTTGGAACTTGGAATTGTGTGGCACTATCAATACCGCTGTCAGTATTGTAAGGGTTATTTTCTCCACCAAGTGCATTGTAAAGATTCAAGAATTCATCTTTATTATAAATTGTGCCATCACACAACAAGAAACCCTCTGGTGCTGTGAAAGTGCCAGCGTACGGGAAAATAGAACCACTAGGCACAATTGTTTGGAAGAACTGTGCCTCTGATTTACGTCCCAAAGGAACTGCGTCAATGGAAGCAATTTCAGGAAGATCTTTTCTATTTGTGTTATTTGATAAAACAAGTTTGAGTTGATACTCTGTAAACAATCCAGTGTCCGAAACGGCACTACCATCAGCGATAGGTGCAGCAAAGTTGTTAATAACAGTTTCAACATCACCGTTCGTGTTTACAGTTGAAATCACAGTTGATGGACTAACAAGTTCAACGTAAGGTTGCTGATCAAGAGATCCTGATGAATCAGTCCCTTTAAATTTACCAAACACTTTAGTGACCACACCAGATGGGAACTTACCCTTGATTCGAACATTTAAGTTGGCAGCGGGGGCTGGCAGAGTGACAATTTTCGAATAGTATCTGGAGATAGAAGATGACAAGTTATCATTTGAAAGAGTATTTAATGTAACTTCATTTGCATCTACAAAAGAAACTTTATTTGAAATCAACAACGGCATAACTTGAGCCGTGTCGATAATATTTGACGAACGATCAGTTGGAGTCCTGCGGAATCGAACGCTAGTTGGTGAAGTGCCAAACTGATTTTCAAAACGTCTTGTGGCATTGACCGGACCAAACCCAACTCCACCGATGGGGGGAAGTGATGCTTCAAGTTTATTGGAAGAAATCAATTGTTTTGACGATGCAACATAACTCGTATTGAAGACTAGATCTGCCGTGACGCTAGTGAAGTTGTAGTCAAGCAATGAGTTTGATTCCTCAAACGCTGCTCTCTCCATCACAAGACTCAAACTATAATCAAACAGTTCAGTGACCTGACCAGTGTTGGATGGTTGGAACAATCTTTGCAATGCACCGCCATTTCCTTGAGTGAAAACTTTATTCACTGTCCAAAGTTTGTAATTAATATCATTCGAAGAGAAACTAACGGAATAGGTTCCGGGCGAAAGATAAATTGGCGAACCTGTTCCGGGTGTCCCCGTTTCACAGAAATTGAAAGTTGTCAGTTTATCATTTAAGGTATCACCGGGATTGTAGGTATTTACATCCTCTGGTCTAAGGTAAACCTCAGAGCAAGGCATCAAGTAATTTCTCCTTGGATACCCAAATGTATCAACAGGTCTAATCTCACATTTAATCACACCACCACTGTCATCTGGTTTTTCTGAAAACAAAACTTTGATGTTTTTCAGAACCATGCCATCGGGGAAAGTGCTTTGATCAACAGTAAAAGTTTGTGAAACAGGAGTGAGTGCATTCAACACAGGAGCAGACTCGCTACCGACAAGATCAGTATACTCTGCGTTGAGTGTTGAGTTGCTAGAGGAGGAGTCTCTTCTTCTAATCAGAGGACGGAATGTGTTGACTCCAGCCTCATTTGTGTCCAATGCACCAGTGGCATAGAAGATAGCATCAGCAGAGGTGGTTGCAAGATTTAAGTTATTATCAGCGTTGTCCATCACTCTAACAACTTTTTCACCTGTAAGATAAGTGTCAGTTGGAATTGATAAACTAAATGTGAATGCACCAGTCGTGCCAACACTGTATCCCGTGGTTGTCCCGGTCAACTCATCGTCAAAGTAAAGATACGCTGTTGAATTGGGACGCATGCCCTCAACAGTTCCGTCAATAGTTACCGCACGCATGTAAGGTACAATCGAAAGATCAATAATTTTATTTGCGAGTTGTCTAGTAATTTTTTGTGAAAGGTTTCTTCTCACATATGTTGATCTTGGAGCAACGACATAACTTCTAAAGTCTGGATCGCTTTGTTGAGTGATGTTTTCTTCTTCAATCTCTCGTCCAAACCAGATGCTCTCCCAATCTTTCCACTGAGTGCCAAAGCCAAACTTTTTACCCTCAACACCACTGGGGGCGGAGATGCCTTTTTTCCAAGCATTATTTTCGCCACTTGTATTAACGATAACCTTTGCCTTTTGCGTGTCACTCCAATAGCGATCACAGAATGGATCAAGTTTTACAGAACCGAGGTAGTCGGTGACCCCGAATCTATTCACATCAACTGTGATTCCTTGTGTGATGGGATCAATATCAGTGTTTGAGACAAATGTAATATTACCAGTGGTGTGTCTGGATGTTATGATTTCACCATAAGGACTAACAAATCTACTAAGGTTTGCACTTTGAGTCGCGTCATACGAAACGCCCATTGGCTTAGTGGTGAACGCTGGTCTGATGGTATTTGTGATCGGATCAATTGAAACGTTATGTTGAATCTTAGTGACATCACTATTGCCGTGTCCAATCAAATCATCAGCAAAAACTCCATCGTCAAACGCCTCTGATCCGGGGAACAATCCGACAGCCGATGCAATCGCTCTATTTTGTAGTGCTGTTCTGTAATTAAATTCGTTATCACTAAATGTAGCCTGCTCAATATTACCAATATCTGACATCGTATATCTTTGATTATTGATATACGATGCATTTACATCATCAGTAGACAAAGTGAAGGCAGGAATGCCAACACGATAAAGTTCAAGATCATCTTCTGCGACAGTCGGTGCTGCTGGTTCAAAAGAACTTTCTCCACTCACCACACGAAGACTTCTATCCGACCCTAAGATAACACTGTCAACTCTGGATAGATATGTTTCATAAGAGACAAAGGGACTTTCAACAGCGTCCACCATGGGGACTGTGGATGTTTTGATATCTGGTGTTCCAGACACGGTTGAATCACCATATGAAAAATGTCCGGCTCGATTCAATCTTTGAGGTCTGTAGTCGAGAGCATCAAACAATCTAATTTTTTCACCGCTCTCAGGATCTAAGAAATCTGGTGAGAACTCTAGTCCTGCTGTGAGTCCAGAGTCAACATAACTTTGTTTCGTAAACGGTCCACCGCTTCCATATGCATGTGTAAATTTATTGCAGGTGACAACTAAGGAGTTTGCAGTCGTATCAACATCCTCACCTTGTTTAAGAATAACTCTACCAAAATCATATCGATCAATTTTTTGTCCATTATCAAAATCAAATTTAGATGTGACATCAACACCACCCTGAGTGATGGAAAGGATTTCGTAAATATCAACTACTCCCAAATCCCCAACACCGTTTGCAAGAGTGACACCTGTGATTTCCGAATCTCTAACTAAAGTTTTCTTTCGAATATTTTGATCGGTCACTGTGCTTTTATATTTCATAGGCACAGTTGCAACAACTCTCGCACCACTACCACAGTTTGCAAGCGTAAGCGTACCTGCATCATTATCTGGATTGGTTGGGGATGAGAGATCAATTGACACTCTGGTTGCTGCATTACTACCAGTTGCGGCAAATGCGAGAA